TAAATTACATGACATGTTTTTCTTTTTATCAAGTAAGTTGGTTGACATGGTTGATGAGTTTTTAAGAAAACAAAACAATAGAATATGGTCTATGATTGTTTCTAATGAACAAACGTTTTTTGAGTATCAAACAAAATTATTAAGTCCAGTTGAGGGTGATCGAGATAAAGATATTTTGCAGGCATTGCAAATAAAATCTAAAATTATGGATGACCTGAATACTATAAACGATAGATTGGATTCATACTATATGAAACTGTATGGAGAAGATCAAGAGTTGTTGAAAGTGATTAAAGCAGATAAAAGGCTTACACCAGAATTTATTGCAAATTTATGACAGTAAACATTCAAGGAGTTGAATATACTCTTCCGACAAAAGGAAAGGTTTTTAATGTTATAACTAAAGAAACAGAAAAAAGACCTATAATAACAAGTTCTTCTAAAAAGGTAGATCAGGTTTGGATAAGAACTGAATTACCTGAAAATTATGAATATAAAAGAAAAGAAGAATTAATAAAGCAAGCGGAGGATAAAGATTATTTTGATGTTGAGTTAGAAAATTTCAGATCACAGGAATGGGATAGAAGACTTAATGGTGTTTGGTTTATGAATAATGGAAAAGCAGAATACATAACTGGCTTACATTATTTGTTTTTAAACTGGTGGAAAATAGATATTGGATATCCAAACTTTAGAAAAGTAGATCAAGAATATTTTTATTTTTTACAATCATGTATAGACAACCCTGAATGTCTAGGAATGATAGAGTTAACTAAACGTAGACAGGGGAAAACTGTAAGAGCCGGTGTATTTATGTTTGATCTTATATCAAGATCTAAGAATAAAAATGGCGGTATACAATCTAAAACTGCAAGTGATGCGAAAAACAATGTGTTTGCTAAATCCATTGTTGGACCATTTAAAAAACTACCAGATTTCTTTAGACCGGTTTATGATCAGTCAAAAGGGGTCACCCCAACCTCAGAATTAAGATTTTATAGAACAACTAAACGTGGGAGAAAGTCTCTCGAAGATTTAGGTAAACCCGAACTCGAATCACAAATAGACTGGAAGAGTTCAGATAAATATGCATATGATGGAACAAAATTACACAGATACCTTGGTGACGAGGTTGGAAAAACTATGGAAGTGGATGTCTGGGAAAGGCACAATGTTGTACGTTTCTGCTCGGAACTGGATGGCTCGTATATTGGAAAATTACTTTATACAACCACTGTCGAAGAAATGGAATCAGGTGGTGAATCGTTTAAAAGGTTATGGGACGCTAGTAATCAAGAAGATAGAAATGTACATGGTAGAACTGCCAGTGGATTATTTCGATTCTTTACTCCCTCATATAAAACCTTATACTTTGACAAATATGGTTATGCAGATGAAGAACGTGCTAAGGACTATTATTTGGCTGAACGTGCAAATCTTGTCAATGATGATCGTGCTCTTTCTAGTATTATTAGGAGAAATCCATTCACTATTGAAGAGGCTTTTAGGATAGATGGAGAAAGATCTTTATTTAATGCAATGAAATTAAATGATCAAATAGATCGTATATCTTGGAATGAAAATCTATATACAAAAGGTAATTTTGAATGGGTAGGTGACAGAGAAACTGGCCATGTAGAATTTAAGCCTATGTCGAATGGAAGGTTTAAGGTATCATATTTGTTTGAAGATTTTAAAGATGCTAATAATGTTATAAAAAGAGGTAAAAATTATTTTCCAACAAGAAAGGGTGAATTTACAATGGGTTGTGATCCATATGACCATGACAGTACTGTAGACCAAAGAAGATCTAATGGAGCCTTCTATGTGTACAAGAAACACAACTCAATATCAAATTTTTATGACAGTTCATTTATAGTTGAATATATTTACCGACCAAGTACCGCAAGACAATTTTATGAAGATGTCTTGAAGTGCTGTCACTACTACTCTTGTGATCTCCTATTTGAAGACAATAAGATTGGTATAAAAAATTATTTTGAAGATAGAGGTTATTCTGCCTTCTTAATGTTTTTACCTGGTAGTGCGAAACCTGGGATGAGTGGATCTGTGAAGACACATCAGCAAATTGCAGAAGTAACTGAAGACTATATAGAAAATAACGTTAGTAAAGTTTGCTTTCCGGAATTATTAAAAGACTGGTTAGAATTTGATATAAGTAAAACAACAAAATTTGATGCAGCGATGGCCGCAGGATATACACTTATAGCAGACAAAAATATACTCTTAAAAAATTATCTGAGAAAAGGTAATCTTGTGGAGGCAAAAAATATGTTTAAAAAGTTTAAGGTAGGATGATAAAACACAAAGAGAAAGCAAACTATCCAAACCATAACATTGACCCAAGAGATAAGGGCAAGGATTGGTGTTTGTCATACGCTAAAGCAGCGTGGTCTGATTATACACAACATGGAACCCAATCATTTCACAATAATAGAGGTACATATCCAAAAATAAAAGATTACGCACAAGGTAATCAGTCTATTAATAAATATAAACAATTACTAAATGTAGATGAAGCAGATAACGAAAGTTGGTTTGCTATTGATTGGACTGTGTTACCTATAGTTCCAAAATTTAGAAGAATTGCTTTAGGAAAATTAAGTAAATCAGAATATAATATAACAGCAACTCCAATAGATGCATTAGCACAGTCAGAAATAGAATCATATTATAAGACTACAAAAGCAAAAATGGATCTTAGAAATATGGCGGCTAAGTCTGCTCCAGGAATGGAACAGTTTAGTGCGTTAAAAGCAAAACCTAATGAGCCATTAAATGATGAGGAATTAGAAATGCATATGGCTTATACATATAAGCATAATGCTTCTATTGAAATGGAACAGGGTATCGATTTAATCTTTCATACAAACGATATGGAAGAAAAAAGAAAGCAAGTAAATGAGTATTTATTTGATTATGGTGTTGCGGGTTATAAAGAATTTATCGATAGTAATGGTGCTGTAAAAATTAGAGTTGTAGATCCCGCTAAGTTATTAATATCTCATTGTAATAAAAGAGACTTTAGTGACAAGATACATATTGGAGAAATTACTGAAATGACTATTTCTGATTTAAAACAAAGAGCAGGAAGTTATTTTAATGAAAAAGAATATCAAGATATAGCAGACAGGTTTTCTGGAAGACAGGGAGATATTAAAATGTTTCCATCTAACAAAAAATTTTATAAGCATTATGATGATAGAAAGATATTAGTTTTAGACATGGAGTTTTTCTCTGTTGATCAAATGGTTCATGAGTCAAGAACAGACAAAAGAGGTAATAAAAGATTTGGTAGAGCAGGATATAATAGTTACAACAAAAAAAAGAAAAAATTCATAAGGTCTTCTTACAAGACTGTTTATAAAATTTCTTGGATTGTAGATTCTGAATACTGTTTCAATTTTGGTTTATGTTCTGATATGAAAAGAATTAAGTCAAATTTGATGGATACAGATTTATCTTACCATTTATTTTCTCCTGACTTTCATAACATGAAACCTTTAGGTATAATGGAGCAATTAATACCTATTGCAGATCAGATACAAATATCATGGTATAGGTTACAAAACACAATCAATCAAGCAAGGCCAAAAGGTATAATGATTGAATTAGGTGCTTTAGAAGATATTCCTTTAGGTGCCGGAGGTCAACAGATGAAACCAATGGATGTTATTGATTTGTTCAATAAAACAGGTACTCTTGTTTATAGAAAAAACGATATAGGAGGTAAACCAACTAACTACAAACCAATAGAAGAGTTAGAAAATGGGCTAGGTAGAGATGCTATGACTTATTATCAGGTTATACAAAACAACATTGAGATGATAAGACAAATAACAGGTCTTAATGAATTTACAGATGGATCTACTCCTGATGCTAGATCATTAACAACTACTGCAAAATTAGCGGCCCAAGCAACTAATAACGCACTAGCACATATTGAACAAGGAGAAAGAAGATTACTAGAAAGACTTGCGTCTGCTGTTATAGTAAGATTGCAGGATTCAGTAAAAAAACACCCTATCGAAGGTTATATCAGATCTTTAGGAAAAAACACTATGGAGTTTTTTAAAATGACTCCAACTGTTTCAAAACACGAGTTTGGTGTAAAAATTGAAGATAGACCTACAGAGGAACAAAAAGCAAGACTTATGCAAATACTTCAAGCAAGTGTAGCACAAGGACAAGTGGATTTTGAAGATGCTGTATTTATTGAGCAAATAACTAATTTAAAACAGGCTCAACAAGTATTATCGTATCGTATAAAAAAGAAGCGAGAAGAAGCACAGCAACAGGCTATGCAACAGCAACAGCAAAATGGCCAGATTCAAATGCAATCTGCTCAGGCTGCTGAACAATCTAAGCAACAAACTTTGCAAATGGAAATGCAGGCTAAAATGGAAATGGAAAAACTCAAAGCAGAACTACAGTCTCAACTACAAAAAGAGAAATACCAGTTTGAATTAGAGTTAGCAGGCATGAGAGAACAAGGTTCAAGTGAAAGAAGTTTAATGGACAATTTACCAACAAAAGAGGCCTTTATGGCGGGTATGCAAGAGCAAACAGAAGAAGCACCGGTACCTGGAGGAATGCCTCAACAGCAATAAATAAATTAAAACAAAACACAAACAATTATGGAAGAAGAATTCGATTTATCAGAAGTCAAAGTCGTTGACGACAATGGTGAGGCTCAACCTGTAGAAGTTCCTGTAAAAGAAACTGAAACAGAAAATCCTGAAACAGAAAATGTAGAAGGGGATACAGAGGTAGAAGATACCTCCGAAGAGCAAACAGAGGTAAAAGAAGAGCCAAAAGCAGAAGAAACTGCGGCTCAAGAAGAAACTACTGAAGAATCTGTACAAGAGACTTCAGAAAGTAATCTACAAGATACTGTAGAGTTATTTGATCAATTAGATAGTATATCAAAAGACTTAACAGATGGAAAAGTAGAAACATTAGAAGACTTTTTTGAAGAGTATAAAAGGCTGAGAGATTCATCCGATACTCAATTTAAAGATGACTACATTAAAAATGCAGTCGAATATTACAATAAAACTGGATCGCTTACACCGTATTTGGAGGCAACTTCAGTTAATTATGGGGAAATGTCTGACGAACAAATCATGAGACGTGAACTAGAACAGGCAAACCCTACCCTATCTGCAAAAGCAATTGAGCGTTTGTATAATAGAGACATAGTTAACAAGTATTCTTTAGACGAAGATAAGTATGATCAGGAAGAGGTAGAACTTGGTAAGGAACTTCTGAAAGCAGATGCTACTAAACTAAGAGATAAGTTTGTTGACGAACAAAAAAACTTTACTCAACCTGAAATTGAAAAGACTGAAGAAACTGAAACTGTAGACAATACTGCCCAAATGGAGAAATGGACAGAAACCGTAACATCAAATGATTTCACTAAAGACGTTTTAGAAAACAAACGTATTTTAATAGATTATAATGATGAGAAATTTTCTTATGAAGTGGAGAATCCTGAAGAGTTAAAGGCTATGACAGTCGATAACAATAAGTTTTTTGCACTTTTTAAAGACGACAAAGGTAATGTTGATTTTGATAAATGGTATAGAGTATTGGCTTATGCTTCAGATCCTGAAGTTTACGATTCATCTCTTATTGCACATGGACAAGAGTTAGGTCAAGAAAAGGTTGTTTCGGATTTGAAAAACCCAACTAAACCTACAAAAAGCACACAGCAATATAAAACACCATCAAGTCCTTTAGAAGGATTGTTTGGTGCACTGAGTAGAGGTGACTCAGATGTTAAAATCATTCGTTAAATAAAATTAAAAATTAAAAAATGGAAAATTCTAGTTATATAAGTTCTCTATCATTCCTACAACATTCATTTGTACAAGGAAGAGAGATCTTATCAAGCGTCTTAGACGTACAAAACGAAGAGGAAGGATTCCTTGACGTTATGCAGGCATTAGGCAAATTGAAGCCTACTAGCCAACCAGTATACCATGCGTTCGTAAATGAAGCATTGTATAAGGACAATGTAATCCAAATCTCTGAAGCAGGATCAGGTACCGGAAAACAATCAGGTATCGCTACTTCTAAAGTAGGTAATGCAAGAGTAGGTGATTTAATGATGGGTGCATCAGGTAATGTATATTTGATTACAGCAATTGCATCTAATGGTGAGGTTGACTTTGTACCAGTAGATGGTGCAGGTTTGGCAACTGACTATGATGCAAGTGGAGATCAATTTGTTGTATTTTCAAATGCACAAGGTGAAGGATCTGGTTCTCCAGACCCTATCAAGTATGGTCTTACAAAGCAGTCTAACAGAGTGCAAATCTTTAAAAACAAATACAGAATCTCTGATGTTGCTAAAGCATCTAAGATCACTGTTGAGTATAAAGGTAAGCCTTACTTCATGTACAAAGGTACTTACGAAGCATTACAAAGATTTAGAGGTGATATCTCTAACGCTTTAATGTTTGGTGTAGGATCTGGTGACTTCTACGCAGGAGCATCTGTGGGTGACATGGCAATTGGTGGAAACGCAGTACAAACTACTAATGGTCTTAAGGCTGAACTTAAGTCAGGTGGTATTTTAAATTCTGCTGCACCTTATGGTTTTGATACAGACGTACTTACTACACTATCTAATCTTACTTCTGCTTTAAACAAAGCAAGAGCACCAAAAGATTACTGGATGTGGTTAGGAACTTCTGCTAACATTAAAATGGATAACGCTCTTAACGGATTAACTAGTGCAGGTTTAACTAGTGCTAGATTCTCTGTTGATGGTAAAAACATTGACTTAGGTGTTGACAAGTTTAGCCTATATGGAAGAACTTGGAACAAGAAGCAATTATCTATCTTAGATCACAATGAACTAGGTTCTACAGTAACTGGATCTGGTGAAATTTACCTTGTACCAACTGGTCAAGTTAAAACTGCTCAAGGTGGTGGATCACAAGATTACCTACAAGTACGTTACTTAGAAGGAGATGGAAACAACTTCTCTTTCAGAGAAACTTTGACAGGTGGACTTGCTCCAACTCCAACTAGTGCTGATTCAATTCTTGACGTAAACTACCAGGCTATTATGGGTCTAGAAGTTTTAGGAAAAGAACACTGTGCACTTGTAACAGGATTCTAAGAATCTTATATTAATTCTAAGAAGGGGGGAGTTAACCCTCCCCTCTTTTTTATAAAACTTCAACAATTATGATTAAAACAAAAGAATACAATAACGTAAAAACACCTCCTCAATTAAAAAGAAACGAGGTAAAAGTGTTTCAATATTTAAATGTGAAGCCTGACAAACAAAACCCAGGAAAGGTTATTATGCCTTCTATTCACATGATACCAGAAGTAGACAGGGTATATGACAAAGAATCAGATGACTATATAGATATTGCATCTATTGGTTCTTTGGGTGTTGGTGGGAAGCCAGTATTTAATACAATACAGTTTACAAAAAAAGACAGAGGATTATTGGCTTTAAGAGGTAATAAAACAGGAGACAGAGAAATATACCAATATCTTATGATGTCTAATTACAACGCTTCTAATCCTGATAGAGACACTAGCGTTGTTCCATTATATAAATTAATGGAGCCTAAAAAAGAGGCTGCTGATTCTAGAAAGCAAAGAACTTTGAGAAGAGACGCTATGAATGTCGCTGCTGAACTTTCTGCTGCTGAAGTAAGAGAATTTATCGCCGCTTTAAATAAAGATGAAAAAAGAGATATTTCTATTCTTAGAGATGAGTTAGAAATTATGGCTGAAAAAGATCCACAACAATTCATAACATTAAGTAAGGATAAAAATAAATCTATTCAAGCAACCTGTAAGGCTGCTATTGATAAAAAAATAATCAGATTTGATAAGGCTACTAGTACATTTTTATGGGTTTCTACAGGAGAGACTATTATACAAGTGCCAAGATCATCCAAATCAAGTTATTTGCAAGGGTTCACCAACTTTGTTTTGAGTAACAAAAATGGGGAATTAGTTTACGAAGAAATCGTAAAATTGCTTAAATAATTTGTTGTTGGTTTGTTTTGAAAGTCGACCAAGGGAAATTAGTACTGCGGTCGACTTTTTTTTTACTTAAAATATGAGCACATTCACAAATGATACAGGAAGTGTATCAATAGACTTTACAATACAATTCGATCTAACCTCAACTCCAAAGTTGAAGGTTACGGACAACTCTACATATGATACAGCACAAACAGGAGTAAATGTTTATGTTAAAATTAAAAGACCGGATGGTATAGTTAGAAGTCCTGGAGAAGGTACTGTAGAC